CAGCAATTGGATGGTTTGCCCGTGAGATGTGGACAGCGGTCAAAGACCTCAAAGCTGACCTGTCCAAGCTGCGTGAGGAGCTTCCCAAGACCTACGTTACTCGGGATGATTTCCGCGAAGACATGCGGGACATCAAAGACATGCTTGCCAAGATATTCGACAAACTCGACAACAAGGTGGACAAATGATCGACTACATCATCGCACGTGCCAAAGAGCCATCGACATGGCGTGGCCTGTTTCTTTTGCTGACCGCCATCGGTGTACCGGTGGCACCTGAGATGGCCAATGCCATCATCACCATTGGTCTAGGCCTTGCTGGCGCTGTCGGCGTGGCAACACCCGACAAATGAACCTCACGCCTCACTTCACCCTTGACGAGTTGACGTTCACGGATCACCGTGAGTTCGACAACACACCTGGTCCAGTGGAGTTGGAAAACCTCAAACGGTTGGCCGACTTGCTGGAGCAGGTGCGAGTGGTGATCGGCAAGAAGCCGATCATGGTGAACAGCGCCTACCGCAGCAAGAAGGTCAACGATGCTGTGGGGTCCAAGGACACCAGTCAGCACCGCCTCGGGTGCGCGGCTGACATCCGTGTGCCGGGCATGACCCCTGACCAGATCGTCAAGCTGGTCAGGTTGTCAGGGATCAACTTTGACCAGATCATCCGCGAGTTTGACCGGTGGACGCACATCAGTGTGCCAAACAGTGTGGACACCCCTGCTCGCAGGCAGGCGCTGATCATCGACCGGCTGGGTACTCGGCTGTACAGATAACCCGTCAAGGACCTTCTGAAGCCATCGGCTACCGCCAAGGCGGCGCAGTTGGATCTGTTGTGCGTGCGTCAGGCTCACAGATGTCTTGCACCTGATCTCACCTTTGACAAGTGCTGGTCGGCCAACTGATGTCATTTTGGTTCCTTGCGTTTGATCACCACCTTGGGTGGCTCATTGACGAGCCACACGGTGTAGGTTTTCGTCCGGTAGTCTTTGAACTGCCTGATGGAAACCGTGGCTCGAATGCCCCTGTTGTCCATGAATCGTTGCAGCGCTTTACGCAGGCCACCGAACTCATCTTCAGGCATCTGAATGGCTTGTTGGAAGTCGAGGAGCTGCTCGAACTTGTCGTCGTATTTGGTCGTGCCCTTGGCCTTGGAGTGAACCTTGGGTATGGGCACGACTTTCACAAGCTGCTCACCGGTGAACGGGTTGATCTTGGATGCGAACTTGGTCACACGAACTCCCGCAGGTTTGGTGGCTTCCAGCCTTCGGGCTTGCCGATCTTGCCGCCATCAAGGATCACGGGCTTGCCGTCCACCAGCTTGGCATCATTGCTGGCCAGCACCGCATGATCTGCGGCATCCTTGTTGAAACCGGCCATGTAGGACACGCCGTCACCAGTGACCTGGATGTCGCATCGGGCATCCAGTGCATCGGCACGCAGGTGGGTGGGGATGTAGACCGACTGCTCACGGCGCTTGAGCTTGCTGGCAAACCACTCGAGGTCGATGCGGGTGCGTTCCAGCAGCTTGGCGTACCCTTCGCTGTCCGTGCGCAGGGTCTTGAGGAACTCGCAGTATTCCTCAATGTCACATCCGATCTGGACGCTCAGGTTCTCGGGTGTTGGCTCTTTGCCACAGGCCTTGAGCCACTCGGCGGTACGTTGGAAATTCGATTTCATAGGTTCACCTGTTTGAGTGCAGCTTGCAGGCCTTCAAAACCGCCGACACGCTGTTGGTTAATGAAGATTTGCGGCATCTGTCGGATGTCTGGATACAGCATGGAGAATGCCATACGCTCACCAGGATCGTCCATGCTTCGCTCAACGTAACTGAGCTTCTTGCTTTCCAACAATGCCTTTGCACGCTCACAGTTTGGGCACGCCTTCTTGCTATACACGACGATGTTCATTCCAGCCCCTTAATGTACGCAGTCAAGCGTTTGATCTGTTGTTCACGGAACTTGCACATGGACTCAGCGTATTCGCGTGTTGTCTGCGACTCGAGAAGCTGGCGCTTGGCGTCCTCAAGTTCGCGCAGGGCAATGGCCTCCGCGCTTGGTGTGGTCCACAGTTTTTTCAGTTGTTCAATCATCACAGTTACTCCAGTTGTTGGTGTTGCACAGTGTATCACACATTTTTGGATATGCGATATTCTTTGATGGCGTTTCTCAATCCAGCTTGTGTGGTGGCCTTTTCATCAAGTGCCAATGCCTGCGCCTGATCCAGTGTGGCCTGGCACATGATGCGGTGACAGATCACCGGCACCCCTTGACCCTGGCGGCGCACACGGGCGTTGAACTGCTCGTACAGGTCCAGCGACCAGTTGAGGCCATACCACACGAGGATGTGGCCATTCTTCTGAAGACCGTCGATCCCGTGACCCATCGACGCAGGATGGCCGATCATCAGTTGGCAATCACCCGTCTTCCACCGGTGCATGGCGTTGGTCAAAGATGCCTCGCTCTTGCACTCGGTCAGGTTGATCGGATCAAGGTGCTTGAATTTCTCCATGATCCTGGCGGCGTCTGACCGGTATGCATAGGCGCACAGGATCGGTGAGCCGTTGGCCTCGTCGATGATGTCCTCAAGGGCTTGCAGCTTCAGGTCATGCACCGGCTCCCACAGGGGCATGCCTGCCACGGGGTACATGGCACCGTTGGAGAACTGGAGACACTTGTTGGTCAGTGATGCCTGGTTGAACGCTTCGACCGTGGTGCCACTGTCAAGCTGGATGAAGAACTCTTTTTCCATCTTCTCGTACTTGACCCGCAGGTCATCGGGCATCTCGATCTCAATGTTGTTGACCATGAGGTCGGGCAGTGGGTTGTAGTCCTCTGCGCTCATCTCAAGCGTGATGTCGCCGATCAGCTTCTTGATGGTGTCCTCGGTGTCGTCATAGGGCAGCTCTTTGTACGGACCCACCTTGCGATAGAACCGTGTCTTGAACTGGGTCTTGCTGGTGCCCAAGCGCTCACCCCTGTCCACCACCAAGAACTGGCCATGCAGATCCTTGTAGCCATTGCTGGCAGGGGTGCCGGTGAGGCCCGTGGTCCAGTCGAACTTGTCCAAGATTTTCTTGACGGCTTTGACCCTGTTGGTCGCTGAGTTCTTGCACTTGCTGATCTCGTCCCAGACCACACCGTTGAACGGCATGGGCTTGTCCTTCTTGACGAAGTAGGTCTGGAGAGTCTCGGCCAGCCAGCCCAGGTTCTCGTAGTTGATCATGTACACGTCAGCAGGACGCAGCAGGGCACGGGTGCGCTGGTCCTTGGTGCCCGTGATCATGCTGAACCGCAGGTGCTTGGTGTGTTCCCACTTCGCAGCCTCTTGACGCCACACCAGTCGGATGACTCGAATGGGGGCCACGATGATCACGCCGCGCAGGAACTGGGTGCGGATCAGGTGGGCCAGGCTGGTCAACGTGATCACGGTTTTGCCCAGCCCCATGTCGAGCCACAGCATCGAGTTGGGGTGGGTGCATTGGAAGTTGACGGCCTTCTGCTGGTAGCCGTGGAGCAGGTCAGGTGTCAGCATCCCATCACCATTACATCAATCATCAATTTACCTTCAGTTACGTTGTCGATCACAAAGACGTTGACCATCTGCTGGCGCAGCCTGTCGTGCTCCCGATACTGCGCTGGCGTGGGCACCTGACCCTCGCGCTTGAACTCGCAGAACCACATGCGCCCATCAGGTCCGATGAACAGACGATCGGGCACAGCGGCACGGGCAGGGCTGGTGAACTTGTACGCCAGCACACCTTTGGTCTTGGCGTAGTCGCAGACCTTGGCTTCAATCTGTTTTTCCAGCACGGCGCTTCTCCAGTTCAATCAGCATCTCGATGTAGTGCTTGGCCTTTTCCAGATCAGCGATGCCGTTCTTCTTGCGCCAGCGGCTGACGTACTTGACCACGTTGCCTTCCATGTACCCCATCGCATTGGCGTGGATGTACTCGATGGGTTGAATCGGCAGATCCTTGTAGTGGTTGCCGTCAACTTGTTTGTCCAATGCGTTCATGCCAATCCCAGACATAGCTTCTCCACTTCTCTGATGTAATAGTCAAAGTCCACCGGCAACTTGCCAGCATCTTGAATGTCGTTGCAGGGCTGCACACCCCACCCCGACTCCACGCCAATCTTGCGCCACACGCCAGGCTTGGCCTTCAATGGCGGCATCCACTTGAACAGGTGCCCACCATCTTTGGCGATGTAGTAGCGCGTGACGTTCTGAAGCTGTGATGCCACACCATCGTGCTCGATGGCCAGATAGCTCGACCGTGGCACCTTGGTGCGCAGCATGAAGTCCATGATGTGCGGCCACTGCTCCACAGTCTCACGGATCGGTGCGCCATCAATCAGCACCTTCTCGGCCACTTTGGGCACCACCAGACCACCAGCATTCTGGTGCCAGTGCATCTTGTGCTCGTAGGCACCTTTGCGCTTGACCTTGCCGTCTTCATACCGTGCGATGTAGTTGTTCACGTCACGGATGAACATGTGCGAATAGATCGCCTCCTCCAGTTGCAAACCGGTGCGCGACTCCCATGCAGCGCGTGCCGTGTCCACCAGCCACTTGTTGGCGCGGGGCACCCGCACGGTCATGCCGTCCGTGTTCACCTGGATGATCTTCAACCCGTCGATGTGCATCATCCCTTCGGCCAGCACGCACAGCAGCAGTTGCCCGTTGAGCGTGATGCTCATGGTGAACAGCGGGTCGTAGAACACGCTGAACGGGTTGTTGCTGTCACCGTACACACCGTTGAGCGCCAGCTTCAGCATGGCGTTCTCTGCGCTGTTCTTGGCGTAGGTTTTACGCTGCTCGTACAAGTGTTTGTAGATGTCGCAGAATGACTCACCTAAATGGGCAGGATAGAACCGGTTGCTGATCGCCAGGTTAGGGTAGTAAGAACTGACATCCAGATCAACAATGACATGGTCAGCATCGGACTCAATAACCTCCGACTCAACAGAGCCGTGAATGCCACCAAGGCCAAACACAAATTCAAAACCATCAACCCGAGCAACAACGTCATCAAAGACCCCTTTGGTTTCAGTGATCACTTGGTCCTTGAGCCAGCCCAGCACCCGTGTGAACTCGGGCTGCTCGAATGTGATCCAGGGTAGAACGGCGTCCTTGAGCGCCAACTGGGGGCGCGGGGTCTGCCGAGGTGTGCGTCCCTTGGGGCCGAAGTCGTACAGCGTGACACCGGCTTCCTCGAGCTTCATGGCGAAGAACTCTTTGCCGATCTTGGTGTCGTTGTAGTTGATCCAGTCCTTGCCCGGGTACAGGCGGCACAGCTCCTCGCGGAACTTGATCATGTCAGCGGTGTGCCCGAGGAACAACTTGGTCTGCGCCACATCGTGCGCGTTGTACTGCTTGAGCTTGACGGCCTGCTCCTGTGTCAACTCGGTGCCCACCTTGAACGGCAGATCCTCGATGTTGTCAGAGCGCATGTTGAACTCGAGCACCTTGAGGCTGGTGGCGCGGGCCTTGTTGTCGAAGTGGTGAATCTTGAACAGGTCCACCTGCTCAATGAATCGGTCACTGGGGTTGACCATGTGCATCCATCGGTCGCTGTCATCTTGCGAGGTGATGATGGCCATGGCCTTCTGGTACAGCGTGAAGGCATCGCTGTGACCCATGCGGATCAGCGTATGCAGGACGGGGTAGTCGAACCCCAGGTTATTGAACCCGACCATGCGGGCGTTCGTATCCTTGAGATACTGGAGAAACGCGATGATTTCTTTGGAGTCGTTGCGCCAGGGTGTGATTTCAAAAGCCCATCGGATCGGCGCTTCTGCATGCTCCACCCCCAGCGTGAAGACGTTGGGGTAGGTTTCGATGTCGAAGACATAGTCGTTACTCATTACGGTTACTCAAAAGGTGGAGCCACTGGCCGGTCCCCCAGGAACCCCCAGAGGCAGTGGCCCCGATTCAATTACTGACCACCCAGGAAGGATGGCAGGCCAGCAAACGGTGCAGCGGGCATCGCAGGAGCCACGGCACCAAAGCCAGCAGGAGCAGCACCGGCCACAGCGCCGAACAGGTTCGATGCGTCCACGGCACCTTCACCAAATGGTGTGTCATCCTTGAAGAACTGGACAGCGATCAAGTCGCAGCGGATGCCACGGCCATGCTTGTTGTCCTGTGGCCAAGGCTTGATGGCAGCATTGACACGGCAACCACCGTACATCTTGCGGGCCAGTTGCTGGTAGGCCATCGTGTTCGATGGGTCAATGGGCGAACCATCGGCTTGGATCATCTGAGGCGCGGTGTCACGGCCAGCAGTGATGAACACGTTGCCCGCATAGCCATCGTAGGGCTGGAAGGTCTTTTTGTTGATCTTCTCATTGCCCATGCCGAAGCAGCGGGTCTTGCGATCCTGTTGAATCATGCCCATGACGGTCTGGGCGTGCTCTTTCCACTTCTCCAGTGCCAAGGCACCGTAGCGGGCCATGAACTGCTGAAAGCCAGGATGATCCTGCGGCATGATGAACTCGCAGTTGAAGCTGATGCGCTCTTTGCCGGTCTGCTCATTCACCTGGCGCTGGGGTTCAGCGAGGTGAGGGAAAGACAAACGGACATCGGACAGGAAGATGATTTCGGACATTACATTTACTCCAGTTTAAGAAAGCCACGAGGGCAGGGATTCGGCAGCGGGTGCTGCCTCTACTGCGCTGAACAGCGGCGCAGCATTCATGATGACAGCGGGTCGGCTGTCAGATTCGGGAACCACGGTGAGCTTGCCAGCCATCTTGGCCACGTACTCTTGGTCCATGCGCTTGAGTTGGCGCTCGGTCAGTTGGACCTTGGTGCCATCACGCTTTTCCCACGTCAGCTTCTCAGCCTTGGCAGGAGACACGAGTTTGGTTTCGTAGACAGCGCCCTTGGGGATGCCCATCTTCACGAGCTTCTCGGCCATCTCGGCTTCAGGCAGTGCCCATGCACGGGAGCCACGACCATTGACCAGCTTGAGGCCAGGGATGGTTTGGCCAGCTTGCATGCGGCGCAGTGCTTCAGCTTCGACACCTTCGAGGAGTTGACGCATCAGGGGAGCAGCTTCCATGATCTGAGCGATCTGGGCATCGTCCATCGTGGATGGATCTTTGTCGGCACTTTGCTGTGCGACATCGAGTGTTTGAGTTACGACAGGCTGGAACATGATCCCGACCTCTTTCATTACGTTGTTTGCCAGTGCAGAGCAGGAACCCTTGGCACGGCAGAATTTACATTGACTGTCACCCGGTACAAGCGGTGCATCTGGTCGATCAGTTGCAGCAGCTTGAGCCACGATTGTACCCATGTCGGCCAACAGTTTGCTTACAGGCACATCGTGCCATGTGACGGCAGGCATCCCGCGCAGCGCCAGCTTGGGCTGGATGATCGTCATGCGCACCATCTTGAATGGATAGGTGCCGTTAACGGGCAACTTGAAGCCAGCCAGGACACCGTAGGCGTACTGCTCAAGCTGCAAATTACCTTCTGCGCTAACGACACCCATACCATCCTTGTAGTCGATCAGCTCGAGCAGGTCGTAGCCATGGATCTGGATGTCCACGGTGCCCGACAAGTCGTCACGACCGAGCAGGTGTTCAGGGTCCACACGGGTTTCGCTGATCACCTTGGGGATGAAGAACGGTGTGGACTCCTCGGCCACGCGCTTGTCAATGTAGTCCAGGGCAATCTGCACACGGGCTGCACGATCAGCATCCACATGGAACGAGCCATCGTGATCAGTGATCAATTGACCGAGGTAGAACTGTGCAGCCTTTCCAGACTTGATACACATCTCAAGTAGCGTGTGGCTGTGTGTCCCGTCCTTGGCAGCGGGGCCACCACCAGTCTCAGGGTACTTGGCCTCCTCTCGAATGCTACCGGGGCACAAGGCCCAACGGCTGCGCTTCGATGGGGACAGTTGGGCGTGGGTGCTCATTTGATTTTGCTCGAAAGTGTTTTGAGGTACTGGTTTGCTTCACCCACTGGCACTTCCGCGTGGTAAAAATACAAAGCAGCCTCTGCAAGACGCTTATCTTTTGGTAAAACACCATCGAGTGCATGCATGAGATAGTTGACTTTGCTCATGATCAGCGTCCCAGTGCTTCCACACCAGCGAACAACTGGCCGTAGTGCTCGGGCTTCACATCGTTGATGTTCTGGTAACCCAAACCCACCAGGACGTTCTGGATCTGTGCGCCCTTGGCAGCACCCAGAGCCTTGTATGCGCCCATGACGTAGTCGATCAGACCCTTGCCGTCAGTGAACGGTGCGCCAGTAGCCACAGGGGTAGCAGCAGGAGCAGGCATCACAAAGGCAGGAGGCGCTGGCATTGCGGGTGCAGCAGTCACGGGAGCAGCGGCCACGGGTGCGGGGGTGTCCACGACAGACACAACCACGGGGGCAGCTTGTACCACGGGTGCGGGTGTTGGCGCAACAGTGGCGGGGGCTGTTACATTGATGCCTTCAATTTTTGCAGTCAGTGCGATCACGGCTTGAGCCAGTGCTTGGATTTCAGCTTCGAGTGACATAGAGAGATTCCTTTACGGTAACGGGAGGTTGAATGATCAGGCGGTCGTCAATGAACGCCTCGACGATTTCACGAAGCACATCAGACGGTTGCCCGAACTTTTGCGCTTTGATGTGAAATTTGGTACGTGTCTTGTCTGTCACACGGACAACAAGAAACTTGGATTTGAGCTTGGACGCCGTCATGTTAAAAATAAATCAGGTTGCGTTGAACAAAGTATAACATCATCTGATACACTTGCGTCAACAACTTTGAAAATATTTTTATGGCAACCGAATTGATCATCAATCCAGACACTGGTGTAGTGGAAAAACGAACCGTTGTTACAGGCTCTGTGTCAAAGGCAGGCTATCTAAGAATTCGATACAAGGGCAAGATTGAGTATGTTCACCGAATTGTCTGGGAACATTTCAACGGACCCATTACCAAGGGGATGCACATTGATCACATCAACGGCATCAAATCTGACAATCGGCTTGTCAATTTAAGAATGGTGACACCGTATGAAAACGTGCAAAACCGTGACCGACTCAAACGCGAAAAAAGAAAAAGCCCCGGTCTTGTGAACCGAGGCTTTAAAGGAGAAACACCATGAAGAAACTGGCAACTGCGATCACCAGCGAGTCCATTGTATGACAGCAATTCCAACCGTTCAAGCACATCCTGCATCCATTGATGCGTACATCCGTCACGGCTGGTCACTTGTGCCCATCCCCGCAGGCACCAAGGGGCCACGCACACCTGGCTGGAACATCAAGGCCAACGCGCTCAAGTCCCAGGGTGACCTGCCCGCAGGCTACGGCATCGGCTTGGCCCATGCATACAGCGGCACGATGGCGCTGGACATTGACGAGTGGGACAACACCACCGTGGCACTCAGGGCACACGGCATCAACCTGCAAGAGCTGTATGATGCCAACGATGCTGTCATCGTGGACTCGGGCAGGGCTGGTCACGGCAAGCTGCTGTACCAGATGCCCTTCGGGCTGGCCCTGCCGTCCAAGAAGATCCTGATCAACAGCGTCACAGCCTACGAGCTGCGCTGCGCCACGGCCAACGGCCTGACGGTGCAGGACGTGATGCCTCCCAGCATCCACCCCGACACACAGCAGCCCTACCGATGGGCTGGCAAGGGTCACTGGACCCGTCTGCCCACGATCCCCCAGCCCCTGCTCGATCTGTGGCAGGGCATGCTGGCGCAGGACAAGGAGCGCACCATCGGCACCGGTGAGGCCATCGACGCATCATGGTCCGACATCCGATCAGCCCTCGAGTCGATCCCCGCCAACTGCTCCCGTGAGGAGTGGGTCACCGTGGGCATGGCGCTCAAGTGGGCAGGGGACCAGACCGATCAGCTTGACCAGGGTCTGACCCTCTGGCATGACTGGAGTCAGCAGTCGGTTGACAAATACCCTGGCGAAAAAGAGATCGTCAACCAGTGGGTCAGCTTCAGGAACGACAAGGCCACAGCGGTCAAGCTGGGCAGTCTGTTTCACATCGCCAAGCAGCACGGATGGATCAAGCCCATGCCCGACATCTCCACCTTATTCTCGGCTGTCGAGGCACCCGCCGACCCAAAGTCGGTCATCGTTGACCTGCGGCCACGGCCACCGATGATGGACGTATCTCTGTGGCCTGCTGTCATTGCCCGCCGTGCTGAGGAGATCGGCCAGACCGTGGGATGTGACCCTCTGGTGCCCCTGTTCGCAGGCTTGGCCGCTGTCTGCGGTGTCGTGGATGCCCGCACCCGTCTGGAACTGATCAAGGACTTCAAGGTGCCACCGGTGCTGTGGCTCATGACCATCGGTGCCCCAGCGGACAAGAAGACGCCAGGCTCTGCGCCCATGCTGGCCCCACTCAAGAACCTCGAGATGGAAGACCGGCCACGGTTCAAGAAGGATCTGCTGGACTGGGAGGGTCAAGAGGCTATGTTCGCCAGCAGCAAAAAGGCTTTCCTCGAGTTCTCGGCCAGCCCCGAGGCGATGCTCGGCGGTGATCAAGCGCCCCAGGTGCATGAGTTGCCACCGCAGCCGGTGCCCCTGCGCATCACGGTGGATGACGTGACCAGTCAGAAGCTGGTGCGCCTGGCGGCAGATCGCCCTCGGGGTCTGCTGTGCGCCCTTGACGAGATGAACTCGTGGGTGCGCAAGCTGACAGACAAGGCCAGCGGCGAGGACCGCTCGGCATGGGTCAAAGCGTACGAGTCAAGCAGCTACGAGATGGACCGTGTGGGCAGTGGTTCGATCTTTGCCGAGAACCTGGCCGTGTCGATCTACGGCAACATCCAACCCCGTGTGTTCCGTGAGAACCTGCACAACCTGAGCGCCGATGGTCTGGTGCAGCGGTTTGTGCCATGCATCCTGAACGGTGACCTGACCCGCAAGCCCGTGGAGATCCCCGACTACCTGCTCAACAAGCAGCAGTGGGAGCAGACCCTGCGCATCGTGTTCGCTTTGCCTGCGATGACGTACCAGTTGTCCCCAGAGGCCAAGGCCGTGTATCAGGAGTTCCA